TCATAATCCGGCACGGGATCAGGCTCGGTGTTGTCATGTTTGAATTGATACACTTCTCGCGCTTTAATAAATACGCCGCTTTGCTCATCGCCATGGTAAAATGTTACTGCCTTCGGTTTCTGTATGAAAATCTTATCGCTCGTACCATCCTTTAGAGGTAGGAATGTTCCGTAAGACGTTGAATGATTCCTTTGCGTTATTAATCTCAGACGATAACATTTATTCGCAGAGTCATAAAATACTATCGGAGTGAATCCGAAGTTCCGGGCCAAGACGATCAATAAATCCTTCGCTGTTTTGCAATTATAAGGATCCCCTGGAAAATCATCCCAGCATGCATCATTCGTATCGATATTCAAAGACAATACAGTCGGATCAGTGCTCAAAAAAACTTCATCGCTTTCGTTGGTGCGGAAATATCTGAAATCATGATTATCGATAATCGGCAATGCCAGTGCTGCGGTGTCCGTTCCGAGTTGATACATGAACTCTGCAAACATCCGCATGACATTGAGAATATTATGTCCGGCATTTTGTACTGGTTCTAAATGCCTGCTTGCTTGAATGGCTGTTATGATATCGGCAATGTCGATGTCGTCAAGTTTGTTTAAGAACGATATCGCCGTGAATTTTGCATGCCTTCTCGCCATCGTGGCATCTACGAATGTTTCGGGAAAATCTTTTGTCTCGAGATCAATGGAGCCGATAAATTCTGTGATGGTAGAATTTCGTCTTACTCGAATATCGCACGGCTGCATGAGCAAATCATAAAAGAAATTATCCTTGTCGATGAATTCAAAATCCATATTTTGGATCGTTTGTTCCGTTGGATTGCTGGGATCTTCGCCTTCTAAGCTCTCATTTCGATTTCCCATGCTGACAAGTAGATTCTGGGTTGGAACATCCAACTCTGTGAGCGTGCTGTTGAAAAATTCTATCGTGTACACTTCACCCTTAATCGTCACATCGGGGAGCGTGTATTGCGGAACGATGGGATCGACTATCGCGGCGAAGTTTGCCTGAATCGTTGCATTGCCGTAATAAATTCTAACCGATAACGACGGATTGGCTACATCTCCGAAGAACTGTACTGTGCCGCCTGTTACAGTCCAGTTGACAAAATTATATCCAGTAGTTGGAATGGCTTCGATTGGAGTCCATGCACCCTCTTGAATAGTTGCTCTCATCCCGGATTGCGGATCTGTTGTACCGTGGCCGTCATTGGTCAGAGTGAGAGAATAAAGTCCAGCGGCGAAGTTTGCTTGAATCGTTGTATCTTCTGTGATCGAAACCCATGTTGAGCTATGGGAAGCATTATCAAATGTTGCCGATCCCGATATCACCGTCCAATTGACAAAATGATAGCCGGCATTATCCATAGCCTCAATCAGAGTCGGTACACCGGACTCATGTGTAATAGGTACCGATGGATCTGTAGTACCATGTCCATCATTTTGTATGGTGAGAAGGAAGGAAGGCATTAGATATTAATCTTCAGATTTTTCGTTTTACGATTTTCGACGATAAATAATAATTTCCTATCGTCGATCGTTGCGGTAAGTTCCAACTTGGAGAGATTGTCATTGAGCATCGACAATTGACGTTCCATCCTCTTCGTGGATATCTGTGCAGATATCTGATTTCGTGACTCCTGAATCGATCTATACCCTGCAACGTTGATTCCATCGCGGGCGATCAGGTCTAAGGTCTGCGGAATTAAATAATCCTTCGCAGCGGTCATAAAGTCTTGTTCGGGTGCTACATATTCATTATCATCGCCCTCACCGATCATGGCAAGCGTAGGCTTTGTGATCCGAGTACCTTTGGCGAGTCCTTGGGGTTGCGTGGATGTAATTGCTGCCACGTCTGCAAGACCGGCGGCGATAACTATTGCAGCGAGAATCTCTCCTATGATCGGCCCAACGGTTAGGGCTTTGGCCGCCGCTTCGTACGTGTTGACAGTCGCTTGGGCTATTGCAAATGCTTTTTGTACTTCCCATGCGCTCTTCATCGATGCCCGGTATTTGGCATCCATCTCTTTGTCGAGTGCATCTTTTTTCGCGGCATACTCTACATTGATTGCGTCCTTTGCTTTTTGCGTTTTCGCATGGTCAAGCTTTTCTTGTTCTTCTGTATTTAAAGCATCTTCACGGGTTTTCTTTTCATTGTTTAAATCGTTGCGGACGGAATTGTCCTTCACGTTGACGAGTTCATCGACGGCATGGGATGCAACACGCATGGTTTCACTTTCGGCCTCGGCTAATCTTTTCTCATCCTTATCCTGTTTGCCGAGTTTTGAATCGATATCATCAAGTAAAGTTTTTCGTTCCCTCAGAAGTTGGTTTCGCTCTTCTTCGGTAAGATTCAAATTCATTAATTTGTAGTTGATTATATCGACATTGTGCTGTTCTTCACCGGCGGAACCTGTATCGCCGTAATATGCGCCTGGCGGTTTCTCTTTTGCAGTTGCGTCCTTCTGATCCTGTGCTTTTTTCTCTGCGTCTGTTTTCTGGCCGATCAACTTAATATTGCCTTGAAGTGCGTCATTCTGCATTCGCATCTGGAAGAGTTTGTTTTGTTCATAGTCCAGCTCTTCACGCGTGAGCGGCTTCAAACCCAACTCAATGCGCTCAAGATTTATTTTGTTGAGTTCTTCGAGACGGTGTTCCTTTGCGGTCCCCAATTCAGCAATGGCGAGTTCGTGCTTCTTCTTTTCGATATCAAGGCCGAGACGATCTATTTCACTCTGACTTTCCGATATGTTTTGTTTCTTTTCAAGCTCAGAGACTTCATCCTTCAACAGAGGAATACGTCCCATATTGTTTTCGATCAATGAGAGGTCATGCTTTTTTTTGTCAATGTCCAGTCCGAGTTGATTGATTTCATTCTGATTTTTCGAGAGGTTCCTTTTTATTTCGAGTTGCGAGATTTCTTCCTTTAACTCTGGAATTAAACCGGTCTCCTGTTTCTCGAAAACGTCCTTATATTGTTTTTGAAGTTCCAGAATCTTATTTATTTGATCTTCATAATCCTTTACTGTCGTTCCTCCAATATCTTCCCTGCCAAGTTTCCCAAAATCAAAATGTATTCCTCCTTCGCCAATTTTCATTTTATCGAGTATGGCCTGTTCGGAATTTATTTTTTCTCGTAAATCGGCGAGGATTAATTCTTTCGGTGCAAGTTTCAGATCAACCAATAATTGGTGTTGTTTTTCCAGCGAGGCGTTAAGACTATCACCCGCTTTTTGGGATTCTTTAAAATAACTAATCAATCCCGCGCCCACTGTTATGATACCAGCAATCGCGATAGCCGTTCCACCGGAAGCGAGTCCAAGTCCTGCGATAGCAAAATCGGCAACTTGAAAAGTTCCAATCCCTCCCATAATAGCAGAATCAAGTTTTTTCTGTGACTCCGTGGCATTAGCCGTGTCGCCTCGCAATGCCATGTAAGCCATTGAGATTCCCATAATGGCTTGGCGGGATTCTCTAAATAAGAATGCTTGCTCTCGCTGTGCTGTGCGTTGAGTGTGAATGAACTCGGTGAGCTTGTTAGTTTCTTTGCCGTGACTTACTATTGCATCGGTAGCACCGTCAATATCTGCTTTAAGCGCGCCAGCGCCATCAAGCTTCATCGCTGCGTTTGCCTGCCCTGCTGTTGCCTTTACAGCGGCGGGGATCTGATCCAGCTTTGCAAGTGCCGGACCAATATCCATTCCGAGAGTTATATTCGCTTCAGGCATTTACTTATTCCGTTCTCGTTCTCTTTCCCGCTCTAATATTCTCATCGATTCTCTCAGTGCTGATACTCTTCGTTCGTACAAAAAATCATACAAGACTTCAATACTCGTTCTCTTCGCAACAGGCAACGCCGTCAGTTCGCCGCCGGTGAGTGTGTAGAGGATTTTGGATTTATCAGAGATTGGTTCGCGTCCTTCAAACTCTGGAGACTCTCCAAAAGCTTCGGCACATTCATCTTCGATAATTCGTTCTGCATTTCCAAGATCTCTAAAACGCCTATCATTCCATTTGTGATAGCCACGTAGCCAGCGAAAAAATCCTTGAGCGCTTCGACCTCCACGTCCATATCGATGCGATGGAATTCTTCCAGTTGCTGTGCTTCAAGTTCCGGCGTCCATTCCTTGCCTTCGGGAATTAAAACATTCGCAAGAACTTTGAGACTGTTTTCCTGATCAAGGTTTGTTGTATCTTTGCCGCGGAGAATATCTGTGACGCGTTCGTATTGATCGTGGATGAGTTTAGGGATGTAGTACGTTTTCCCGAGCGCTTGGTATTTCTTTGCTTCTTCCATTTTGAAACCTCCGTGTATTTGATGATTGTGAGTGATTCAACAAGGGCATACCTCCTATTAGCGTATGCCCTATTGCTTTTTATCGTGTCCGTAATCGTTCGAGGCTGTCGAACCGTATCTCAATCCCTTTTACAGGATTAAGCCTCTGTAGCGACATATCCGTCGTTCGGCGAATTTACATGCAAAGTCGTATAGGCACGGCTCACCGGTGCGAATGTGTTGGATGCTTTTGTCGGCGTCACGCTTGCATTGAAGCCGTACGCTACATCGATTTCATAAGCGCCAAACTCATCTGTCTCTGTGGTTTTGGCTGTTCCATCCATCCAGCTCAACAACACACCTTCCACTGGGTCGCCGGTTTCAGAATCAAGAATAAATCCTGAAATCTTTTCTGTCGGACTTCCAACGGGAATGTTCAGCAACCGGCATTCATCTTTATCGCCGACAATTTCACGCGAGCCGGAAATGACATACGGCGCTACTTGACCGTTTCCAACTTTCACATCCTCATCGATGTGCGTCGTGATCGGTCGAAGCACCGTGCATGTCACACCGGCTGGTAAGGGTGTAACACCGAGAAGATCCGCGAGGGTCTTGTATGCACCGGCTTCATTCTCCGGAACCAACTCCGGAAGGTTCTCGCTATTGACCAGGACAATGCAATTCAATGCATTATCGAGATCCTCGAAAGCGGTGCTCGGTGCAAGCTTCGAGATGATTTGAATATTCACTTCCAACGTATTGGAAAGCGAATACTCAACATTCGAGCTGCTCATTTCCTTCTGCGTTGCTTTGCAGGTGTAGCCCGATTCTGCTTTGGCTATTCCAAGAACTTGCAGATCCGATGCAGCGATAGTGGAAATGCCCGAGAACGGAGTGGGCAACGTTGCCTTACGGCAAATGTAGGCATTCTGGTAATTGAATTGAGGAGGCATGATAAAATCCTTTCTATAAAGTTAATTGTGATTAATTATTCATAAGTGATACAGTCAAGCATTACTTCACGGGCTTTTTCACTACCGATCAATAACCCGCCGCGGTCAACACCGTTTTCTTTTACTCGAATCTTGAGACCAGCGAAATTCTTCATCACATTCGTTGCCAATGTTTCCGCCGCGGCACAAGCGGTATCAAATGGAGTCTCGTGGGCCGAGACAACGCAATGCATGACGATGTTATGTTGCTCAACGCTGAATTTACCCGTTGAAATATATTCGCCTTGCGTTGGTCCAGCTTCGATTGCAACGATCGGAAGTTTGCCTTGAAGATCCTCTGACTCATCGAGTGTGCATGCAATGATTGGATGTGCTTCATCCGGACCAATGAGACGCGCTTTGAGCTTCACTATTTCGGTGTAAAGGTTCATGCCATCATTGCCCGATAGTCGCGCTCGATTTTTGGAAGTGCTTGTCTCAACGCGAAATCAAAAAACTTGAAACCTTTTGTTCCATGTTTCGCAATTGCGAAAGCGATTGCCGTTGCTGCCTGAGTATCTTGCCAATACTGATCCATTCGATTCCCGAGACGATTTCCATGCAAGCCTAAACGTGACATATCCTTTCCGCTGATCGTAACTCGTCTTCCAAGTATTGGACTCTTCACCGAATATCGTCCAGCGATTCCTTTGAGCCGGACCCAGTCTCGTATTTTATAAATCGGCGGCACTCCACCTGGAGCGCGTCCTTCGTGTGCATAAAAAGCATAATCCAATGGAGAGAAAACAACGATTTTGATAAATGTTCCGAAGATGCTCGTTTCATAGGTGATGCTTTTTCGCAACTCGCCGCTTGCGTTCTTTTTGTTTTCATCAAGCACTTTCACCGTTTCCGCTACCAAGAGATTCCCGACACGGTTTGCAAATCGTTCAACGATTATGCGGACTTGTTCCTTGACTTCTTTGATTGCTTGTTCAGCCGATGTGAAAGAGGTGTCGGGCATTTATATCAATTCAATGGATACCGAATAATCTTGATTCACTTGTGAGGTCTTGATCGCGGCATAATCGATATGAGTCGCCGTGAACGAGGCGAGAACGATTGAACCCCCCGTTTTTGTTGGCGTTACCGTGCCCGTCCAATTGTAGGGGACGGAGAGAACATAATCTCCATCTGCATTTGTGACCACCTGTTTCGTCACTCCAGCAACGACGTAGGTCATGAGTACGCCCGATCCGCCTGTGTGGCTGATGGAGTTTTCTATGTTCCCCGAAATCCAAAGAAGGCCCGGCGCTCCATGCAGTGCCGCCATTTGCGCTTTGCTCAATACCCGTGTGAAGGAACATTTAATTCCTTCGTACGTTCCATCGCCGTCAAGAACAGGATCAACGGTGAGGGCGACCTGTGTGAATAATAAATCTTGAGCGGGCGAATCATTTCCATCGGCGAAACTTACATCAAGCTTTTCATTTGCGATTAGCACCGCGTAGAGATTCGCATAGTCCACATTGGAGTTTCCCATCAAGGTGAATTCAGCTTTGACATTGCTTCCGAGATGATAGGCGTTTCCATCTGAAGCTTGTGGAGTCATTACGGCAGCCGGTGTGATCTTGACGCCGGTGTTTGCTTCAGGAGTGTACAGAGTTTCGGCGCCTTGAAGAAGTGTAATGGCGAATTGTCTGAGTATCTTTGACATGGGAGTATCCTTTTCTTTTAATTTCTTATACTTACTTTCAGCTATTCTATAACCTAAGATTCCCGCGCAACAGGCGAGAATCAGTATTCCGAGTAATTGTATCATTGCTTTGAGTTTTATCCTTTTATTTCTTTGCTTCTAAAAGTTCAATTCTCTTTTCGAGTTCTTGAACCTTCAACCACAGAGTATTAATCACGTCTGCGTTATTTATTTCCTTTGACTCTTTTCCAAATAATTGCCCGTTGAATTCCTCTGCGAGGAATCCCCTATACTCTATTTTTGATCTGCGTTCCGCATCAACATTGTTCCTGAAGTAAAAATCTGTCCTTGCATTATTCTTTGCAATTTCATTAGAAACCATCTTGACTGAAACACTATCACTGTCTTTAAAGGTGAGCTTTCCCTTTTTATCAACACTTGGAATTCGGAGTTTATGATGTATCTGAACTCCTACACTATCAGGCACACTCTTTTCGTTGAACTGATCTAAGAATAATTCCTTCTTGAAGTTGAATTTTCGCGGAGATACTAATTTAAATTTTGAAAGATCTGCGGTGTAATTTTGGATGTTTGTTTTCAATGCACTGGATGAACTTTGGACTAATGCACCGCCAGGGATGAAATAAGAATAGACCAATCCTGTTTTTGTCCCCGCCTTCATAGTGTCAGTTCCATATATTGCTTTTGCTTGTGCCGTTCCTCCGATTATGGCGTTGTCATCTAACCTTAATCCTCTTTTGAACCATCCGCCAAGATTTACAGTAAGCATGGAGTCTATACCTGTTTCAAGTCCGATGCCGACGGTGCCGCTCTCTGGAACCAATACCGCATTAACAGTTCCAGATGAATTATTCAAAACCTGAATTGTATTCACCCAACCTCCAGAACCATACCCTTGAATAATCACACCCTTACCCATCGTTCCACTCGCAGTAGCAGCCATAAATTTTAAGCTGTATGCATCTGAGGTAGAAATTTCCCCATCATTACCATTAGCTATGTGTATAAAACCCGATTGGATTGTTGTAGATCCTATAAAAATTTTATTTATAAACAATGTGTCGTATTGTAAACTCAATTTCCCCAAATTATACATCAAATTAGAAGATGGGTAAATCGAACCCCTCAATTTTATGGTATTCTCTCTTGGATTGGTTGTTATTTGCATAACAGTAGTCAATGTCATTGCGTCAACTGGATTTAAAAAGTCAAGATTAAATGTGCCGTCTGCTGTATTATTGCGTAAGAACCACTTGTTAGAATTTGTTCCGCGCAGTTCGAGTTGCGGCCGTGCAACATCTCCATAACTTTTTAATATGCTTTGTCCACTCATATTGGGTGCTGTAGCATCTTGGAATACAAGCGTATCACCCATGCTCGACCCCTGAAAGAAAACAGCAGTATCATTCCCTACCACATAAGGACTTCCAGAAATATATATGCTATCAAACATTTGAGATGTGTGAATACCATAACGAGTATTATTACTATATGCACCACCAATGATATTAATATACTTGCTTTGATTTACTGCTAAACCGTCTTTATTATTTTTAGCCATGCAATTCACAAAACTAATATTTTTTTTCCCGCCGTATACGTTGAATCCAGCCAATCCGTTACCCATAGCACTATCGGCTGGATATCCTCCATCGTAGTCTGCGCTTGAGATTCCAGCTAAACAATTTACATACGATATGTTGTCGCTAAATTCGGAGTTAAACCCGCAAACAGAATCTCCGTATGCAACACATCCGATATATATTCCATTACGGATATTGTTATGCGTGAACCCTATCCCTAAGCCCTGGTTGTAAGAGGTACAATTTATCCATCGAATATCAGTGGAAGCATCGGCAGAAAATCCACTTACAGATGAATCACATCCTACGGAAATACAATTTATAAATGATACATGTGCAGTATTGACAGTTTGGAATCCCGCGCTTTCACTAACACCGTCTGGACGTTGACCCCGCATGTTTTGAGCCAAAACATTTTCAACGATTGCATATTTAAGATTACCGCCAAAACCTATTCCATACTGGACAAAGGTAGTTCCACCCCTGTTATTTGCCTTGTTTCCATCTATGGTTAAATCTTTGATAACAACATTATGCGCAGTTACAGTATCTTTGTTGGATATCAGAAATTGACCAGTTGATTGGTTCGCGGCACGCTTGATTGTTGTGGCATTAATGCCAGAACCTTCCAATGTAACATTATTGGGTATTCTCAGTGAAACGAGCACTGTTGTCGGATAATATGCTACATTAAATATTCCCTCTAATAATTTAACTGTTCCACCACCATTATCCCAGACTGAATCTAAGGCTGCTTGAATTTGTATTTGATCTTCTATGCCATCACAAATAAAATCTGCATGAGCTTTTTGCAGACTTGTAGAACTTGCCACAGTTAAAACAGTTGTGCCTTTTGTTGCCGCCATTGAATCTAACGCTTCCGGCAATCCTTTCACGAGATTCTGCGGTACAAGTTTTCCGCCGTACGTTTTTGCACTATCCGTTCCTTTGGGTGTGTACCATTCCACTTTTGTTTGTGCAGCAAGGAGAGTCGGTACGACAATTAAAAAGAATAAAATCCGTTTCATGATAATTTCCTTAAATTGATTTCTTTAAATTCACCATCGCTGTAACGCGGACGACTTTGTTTGCTTCGCCGGTGAATGCTATCGAGAGTCCGCCGGTTGTCGTGTTTGCCGTGACTGTGATTTCCCAGTCTTCAAACCCATCTGGCAACGCAAGGATTCGAGGTGTGCCGATTAATTCGACGCTTGCAACTCCGTCACCGCGTTTGATTCCACCGTTGATAACAAAAACAGCTTCGGTATCTTCTACGTCTTTTCTTGTCGCTATCGCATCGATCTGATAGACGTAGGAAGTATTGTCTTCCAATTCGATTTCTTTTCCCTGCGCGTCCATTACGAGCGTGACCGGATCTGCGCTTGTGGAGCTGCCGACTAATTTATAATCGGTTCCCAGGTCTTTCGGGGTATTCTGAAGCGTGACCTGAGAGATCGCATCCTCGGATGTAAAGAGAGCTTTCGATGCTGGCGTAAGAAGGGCGTAATCCTCTCCTGTTATTTTCTTTCCCTTGCTGACTGCAATGTTGGCATCTTTATACGATGCCTTGCCGGTTAATACATACGATCTGCTCATGGTTTTATCCTTGTAGTTCTTTTGTCAATCGTGGAATTCTCGTTAGGACTTCTTCACAATATTTCGGATTGCCGCCGCCATTCCATTTTTGGAGAGCGAGTTGGATCGATCCGCTTGCAAGTTTTTTCTTTTTGTTGAACCAACGACATCCCCATTCAACGGCAACGTCAAGATGATCACAGTAAAAGTCCAGTGCATTGATAACACAGAACGGACTCATCGGTTCGGCAAGAAGATTTCTCATTCCCTCATTCTGTTGCCCGAAATACCACTCGAAATAATTCTTGCCGGAAGCATCGAAACATTCTCTTAAACTTTCCCCCATCATTTGCATGGTGGAATAGGACATGGCAAGCAATCCTTCAATGCACGTTGAGTATTCAAAATCCCGGGTGTACCGATCCATGTATCCTTGTTCAAGTCTCGGAACACTGCATTCATATTGGAGTACGTCGAAATGCCGATTGCCTTTCCGTCCGATGTTGTGTTCGCATTCCTGTTCGCAAATTGCGAGAACGAGAAACGGATCAAGTTCCATCCTTGGGGCAACGGCTTTGACAACTTCCCAGACTTGTCCGCGTGTGTAGATCATTATCGTTTATGTCCGACTTGATAATCCCGAATTTCTTTCAGCATCCCCTTCATCTCGTCATGCGATTTGTCGTTTGTTTTCTGCGCTTCCATGTATAAATCCTTTCGGACGTAGGTTTCTTCTGAGTGAGTTATTGTTTCAAGTTTGCCCCATGCTATAGCGATAGAAACAATAATCGCCAAAACACCAAATACCCACTTAACAAGATCAAAAGTAATTTGTTGTTTTGATTTGCCATAATAGTTCGTACTCTTGTCTGTGTTGCCTTGATTTTCGTTACTCAATTCCTTGGGTTCCATGGTTCCCCTTCAGGATGGGTTCGGTTATGGTATAAATTTTTTTGCTATTGGCACCGAAACTCTCAAAACAATTAAAATGATCATGCCTAAAAATATGGCAGGTATCCAAAACTTTGCCGATGCCCAGAATATCCACCAATCGCCGGGAGTTTCTTTTGTCTCTGTGGTTTTTTTTGTGGCTTGGATGGTTTTTTCTTTCTCTTCCAAATCCGTCTGCATTTGAATAATCATTTTAGATTTTGCATTCAAGGAATCTCGCTGCACCTGTACCGTTTTCGTATAAAAACTAACAGTTGCCTTCAATCCGTTCTGGTCAACTTCTGTTGTTCCCTTACAATAGGTTTCAAGATACCATCGACCGATTGAATCAATTTGAGAATCACGCAGAGGAAGTTCCACGGGAATTCCAACGGTGTCATGAACGACGGTAGCAGGAATCTTTATTGCATCGGTTGAAGTTGTAGTGGTTTCTTTAATGGTCCCGCACCCGATGAGAATCAGTGCAAGAAATACCGTGATGAGTTTCACTTAGAGCCTCCTATCCTTTTTCTGCTGCGATAGTCTTTTGATCGTTCACTATCGGCGATTCCGACGCGACGCTATCGGCTGATTCATGTTCTTTGACATTTCCCCAAACTATCGAAGCAACACCTGCGGCGATTGCAGCGACAATCGTTGCAAATCCCAAATAATCAGTAGAACCTTTTGAGATGAATTGATATGCGAGGAAAGTTATGCACAGAATAAATAAATATCCCAGCACGTTTTTTCTTCCACCAAGAAAATCTATCATTCTGGTTGCCTCATATTGCAATCATGGTCATCCCGCCCGCGTTGAGGATCGGCAACTCTTCGTCATCGGTTGTGTCGTCGTCCTCGACGGGCAGATAAGGAGATAAAAGATTCATCACTTGTTCACGTAAATTTGCTACCATCTGTTCAATTTGCCCTTGACTCATCAACTCAGATCGGCTTCCATCCCATCCCTTCGATGAGACAATTCCGCGTCCAGAAGTTTCGATATTCAAAAAAGGGATTGCGTAGGCAAAGGCCAAAAGGTTTTCCGCTTTCGTGCAAAGGATGGATCGCTCTTCTGTTCCCGATTCTGCCAGGACTGCTGCGTATTGATCTATCGCTACAACATCGCCGTTCGCTTCCGTATTGAGCAAGCGCTTCATTTCAATCTGCGCGCTTATAACGTGCGGAGCCAGCATCGTATCTGATACCGACGCTGGCAAATTGCATTCAGAGCGGACGCCCGCAGCTGTGGAGAGTATGGTTTTATCAGCGACCACTTTTTCTCTTATGGCCGAGGAAGAATTATGAGCGATCCGTAAACATGCGCTGTTCCGGTGGTCGTATATTTAAACCGGACGTAAGGATCGGTATGCGGAATATACATTCGTAGTGCCCCTGCGCCAACTACTTGAGTGAAGACTGAATCGGCTATCCATTTTGTACCGTTTGGACTTCCATAGATCGCAACATTGAGTGTGCAAGCAGATGCAACAGTGTCTGTTATCAAATAACAAATCACGGATTTTGCACCGGACCCGAGATAAATGTTTCTCGTGGTTGAATCGATACCCGTTGCGTACGCATGAGCGGCCATGATGGTCGTCGGTAAATAATTTCCCTTGTAATCCTTATCCGCCGTCAACTGGGGAAATGCTACCGATACAACGAGTGCAATCATAAGGGTTGCAAATAAAAATTGTTTCATTGTCTCAACTCCTTTTTAAATTGTGGAATAATTTTCGTTTCCGTTTCACTTACCAAAAAATTGTTTCATTGTCTCAACTCCTTTTTAAATTGTGGAATAATTTTCGTTTCCGTTTCACTTACCAAAAAATTGGCAGCTACTCGCCGTCCTGCGGATCGTCTTTTTCGGCTTGAAGCGTTGCAACCTTCCTCGCTTCATCGGCAAAGAGGACTTTCAAGTCATCGGGCAACGCAGCGACTTCTTCAGCCGAGATGCGATCGCCTTTTACAATCCGTTTCTTTCCGATCAGCAAACTTGCTTTACCGACCAGGACCTTCATACCGCTTGCTTTGGCGGCGGCTTTTGCTTCTGCTTTCGCTTTTGCTTCGGCGGCTTTTGCAGCTTTGATTTCTTCGAGTGTCATGGGAGTATCCTTTGAAATGATGAATAAAAGTTTGGGAGCGAAGTGACTCGCTCCCATTTCGTTTTTCTTTTTCTTACTCGCAATAAGCGATCTTATCGCTCAGTGCGTAGTTCGCATCGATATGCGCGTAGAGCGTGAACTCAACATTCCCCTCACGAGGTTTCAACTGACGATAGGACTGCATCTCCCATCCAAAGCCGATGAACAGATTTTTCGGATCCGTGAGAACGACCGAACCGTACGGAATACCCGGAACGCCCATCACAGGGATTCCGCCAAGGAATGCCATCGGGCGGCTTTGGAGGTATTGATCTCCCAAAGCTGTGACACGTTCGCCCATCTGTTCGCGGAACTCGATCTCCGCATCCCCGTTTACGAAATAGACAAGCTGACCGATATCCTGTCGGTGTTTTTGAGGCAGGGTTTTGAACAGCGACGGAAGAACGGTTCCCTTCCAATCCGTTCCTGCACCACGAACATAGAGATGTGCATCTGCGTCGGCTAAAAGACGGACGATGTAACCGTCACAGATAACCAAGAAGTCGTGATCCGTTCCTGCACCGGCGGCTTTATCGCCATTCCACACAAGATCCACCAGGTCATTGCGAAATTGTTTTGCGAATGCAGAAACGACCAACGTTTCTGCGCCCTCCTTTTCAATGTTCCCGCGTAACCATTCGAAAGAAATGTCATACGCGAGATCGATGAACACCGGCGTGAGCGTACGTCTGACTGCCGACAATCCTTTGATTGCCGTGCTGGCCGTTTGTTCGACATGCTTCCGAATCAATCGGCTTGCAGCACCGAGAGAATCGAGATACCGCGTGGTGCGAATATCAAGCTCGATGGAAACCATTTTCAAGAAACTACTTTGCTCTATGGTTGCATCGATAAAAGCATTACGTGCTTCATCCGGTAATATGCCGCCGGTTGCAAAATCTACGCCTTGAGCTTTTTGCACAAGAGCAATAATCTGTTCGTTTGTTAAAGGTTCCACGGTTGTATCCTTTCAAAAAGTTTTAATAAATAGTTTTCAAATTCCGTTTTGTAAATCGACCTGCTTAAACGCGCAAGCCTCCGAGAAAATTCGTCTTTGCTTTCTTGACCGGCACTTCTTCGCCTTCGACTTGCCTGGAGCCTTTGGAGGCCTTCGCAACTTCTTCGACGCGATCGGTTGCCTTCTTTACTTCGGCTTTAATGGCCGTGATTTCACCGGTCACTTTTGCAAGTTCATCGGTAAGGGGTTTGAGCCCTGTCTTCAACGCTTCAGTGATAATCGTTTGTACTTCTTCTGCTTTCATGGTCTTTTCTCCATCGGTTGTGGTTTCTGCTGTGGCAGCCGCTATCACATCGGATAGATTCTGTTGAGCAGTTTTTATTTTGTCTAAATTCTTTTGTGAAATTTTCTTTCCTGCTTTTGCAACGAGTTCCGTTTCGACATTCGCCTTGAATTGATCGAGGCTTGCAATGATTGCCGTTTTCTTATCGGTGATTGTTTCGTCGTTGAGGATATTGTAGATCGCATCGGTCAAAGCATAGGTTTTTGTTCGTATCTCCACCGCGGCAAGTTCCTCATTGAAATCTTTCTTCAGAGGGTTCAGTTTGTCGAATCCCGCTTTGAGGACTTTCAGGAATTCACTCATCGCGCCGTCACCTTTTTCCACTGACTCAATTCCCGATAGACCGGCCAGACTCAACCCGCCAATTTCACCGCTCTTAATCAGCGCCCAGATTTCTTCTGCAGCAACCTTAATGACCGTTACCCAGCTTCCAGATTTTGTCTGTGGGAACATCGGATCGGCTGAACGGAGAATAAAGTTTTCAACTACCGTGCTTCCGTTGGCTTCAAAATTATGCTGTGTGTCCACTTTGAGCAATCGTAAATTCTCAGAGAACTTGTGGCAAGCTTTTTCGATTTCGGAAGCGTTCGCTGTATCGCCCTGGGAGTCTACCGTATCAGGTTCGTACACTGTCGCATAGACAAGATGTTTTTCATCATCGGTTTTGATGATCTTAAATTCTTTGTTGAGATTCGGAGCGGCTTGATTTGCAGATTTGTAGATGATGGACTTTCCGTTGGCGCCGGCGGTAACGAGCGAAAGGAATTGAACGTCGATATTTTTCAGAATCCGTTTTGCTTCCATCTTATTTTCCTTTTTTAGATTAAAAAGTCTGTGGCAAATATAAGCGGGTTGTCAAGAGTTTCCTACGGCGAACTTCGCCGACTTTTAAAGCGGTGGATTTTAGAAGGAGTAGAAAAGAATAAAAACTACTTTTTTAATAAACTCGGATAACCCTTTTTGATTGCGTTGGATATATTTTTTGTCATCAAATCAATGTCCAATTCTCGCAATGCTGCTGTTAAAATAATATTGCCGATGGAGTTTGCACTTGTGCCGGCATCTTGTGCGATCATCCTGATTTTATCCGCTACCGTCTCATCGATGATGTCAACATGGAGCATATTATGCGGCCTCGAAATAAGCAATCGTCGTACAGTTGCAATGAAAATGTACTGGAGGCATGACAACGCCCTTCTCTGCGAGTTGTGCGGCGTTCAATCCTTTGATCTGGTCAAGCTTCAACCAGGGCGCCGCTTCTTTCGCCGCTTCCGGAGTCGCAGCGTTCATAATTGCGTCGCGCTGGTCGACTAATGCGCCGATGTCAAATATCGTTCCGTTTAGTTCTAAGCAAATGTCGCACGTATGAGGACCAAGCAATGCTCGATATTCCACCTTCTGAATTCCGCCCGCTTGATACCCGGCGATCTTTCCGAACTCCCGGGTACGAGTAACGATATGATTCGAGAGTCCTTCCCAGTAGCTTTGCGATTTCTGGAATTGCTCGCCGAACATTTGCCTGAGATATGTTCCCGCTTCGCTTCTGCTCATGTCTTGCTGGATGGTCCATTCAATATTCTTTTGAATCGCATCTTGCAGTTGCGCGTCATAATAGTTTCCGATCCAATATGTGCTATCGTTCTTCAGCCATTTTAAAGTTTTCAGATCTCGTTTGCCGAAAGCATAATCCGGCTGTGTGGTGATCGCTCCGAGGAGATATGTTTCTTTTTGAATCGCCGCGATGCCATCAATGAGTGCCTTGCCGTAGTTTCCACTACCAAGTTTTGAATTGAGTTTATCAATAACCTTTTGCGCATCCTTCTCGGTCATATCTCCTTTCTTGTTTTCAATGGCACTGATTGCCTCTTCGATTGCGTCCTTCGATTCCGATTGCCAATTACTGTTTAGCAGCTCGTGCAAGTCCTTCACGATCTTGTCATACTTGCCATCCTTCAGGAGAAACGCGAGAATGTCATCGACGGCAAGACGGAGTTCTTTGTAAAGCGGGATTGTCATCGTTTCGGTTCATCTCCTCCAAGTTTTAACCAGCACAATTTGATTAAAACTAAAACTCCGGCGCTTATCAAAAGCCACAAAGGTATTTTCATCCCACAACTTTCAATTGTTCTCGAATCTTGATGAGCATTTTAACAAACCGAAGCGCCTGCAAGTCTTCATTGCTTTTCACGACGGCTGCCGTGCGTGGAGGATAACCCAAACCCTTGCGCGCCTCTTCAATATCCAGCACTGATTCACCGTCAATGTTTTTCGTTGTGAGTAAACTAAAATACTGAGCATCAAGAGTGTCTTCGCTGGTCTCGATTTGATTGAGTTTGAAATTCAGGCTATTGATTTCCATCGCAGGAAGGATGAACGTGTTGAACATGAATTCTATTCGCATCTGCCTCGGTCGAATGCTGAGATTGCGGAACATCGCCATCTCCTCACGAGTAGCATTTACATCCCCTAACCCCCCAGCCCTTGTCAGTCCGACAAGTCTGCGAGGAACTCCATGAGCATCGACGACTTCCTCGCGGTTATCTATCCGGAGAATGTGATAGGACGCCTCTTTCACTTCTGCCGCGATTGTCTTGATATCGATCTTTGAATCCGCTTCCTCGCTATTCAGAACCAATGCTCCGCCGGCATCTTCAGCATCGATGCCTTTATAGTTTTTCGTGAGGAAGGATTTTATTGCCTTGCGAGAATCGACGTCCAACTTCCCCCCGCTCATCATAATGGCAACCCCGATCAAAAGGTCATTACTAAATCGTTTGATGTTGTAGGTGTTCGCATTACGATCAAGATACATCGCTGCAAGCGCGGTCATCCATTCGGGGATGCCATAATACTTTGACTTCGGAGCATATTGTTTGAGATGGATGTATTCATTCAATCCCTTGTTTCCCTCATCACCGAACCTTTTGAACTTTGCGGTCTCATCGAGAACCGCTTGACGGAGAAACACTATTTTGCTCTTCGCTTTTCCAACTTCCTCACGGACGAATGAACAATTCAATGCCGGCAAGTGAATCAATTCTGCAATCTTCCCGCCGTTGTTTCTTACACCCTCAAGAAAGCCATTGCCGAAGGTTTCAAAATCGATGCACCAATTAATAAGTGTCTCTACGAATTGCTGACCTTGGTTCTGCGCATGGAGGGTTTCAAAGTCTGACCATATCTTCTTTTCCTGTTCATTCGCCTTCTCGCCTTCCTTCGGTTGCAATTCATATCCGAGTCCCACGGTGAGTTGAGCCTTGAGATTAATGCACCGGCCATGATAGGTATTGATCGAGGACATATCCGCAAGAATCGTTGGCGTGTACGGAGCGGCGATAGAACCGAGTCCGAGGTTCTCTACCGGCGAGGCCATAATGTCGGCGCGCTTCTGAATCGGTGTCATTACGAGAATTTCGGCTTTGATATGATCCGGATGTAATTTTTTCATGTTTTCAACCTTTTGAGTTATACTATTTCTGCGCTTACGCCTGAATTTTTTAACATCAAATCAGTAAAAGCCCAAACGAGTGCATCCATCCTGTTCGGGCTTTTATTTCCAGGGACCCAAGTGCACTGTTCATCTTCCAAATACGCAAAGCTTCCTACATGGTGTATCTTGCCCTGCTCATAGAGGGCAGCGACCGGCTCCGCTCTGACTGCTTTTCCGCGTGTAGCTGTCACGCCTCGATAACTTGCGGCCCTATCAATCGTTTTTATCGTTGTCTCTACCATCTCACCGCCGTAATTTATTTCTGCAACAATGCGATCGGCTTTGTGCGTATAGTAGGATCGTAAAACAACTTTCGACCATCCATTCGGTGACGCCCTCAATGATCGATCGTCAAGAACAAATCCATGTGTTTCTTCTTTTCCTTTGCAGCGACATTTTCCAATTCCACAAGTGACTATTCCACATTCCGCCGCTGTCTTTGCGCTTGAACCGCTTGGATCGACTGCAACAACGATACGAGATAATTGCGGCGCTCGATTTACCCTCAAGTCATCAAGCATTTTGTGATTCCACAAAGCGCCGTCAACATCTTCAACCAACTTGCCGAGGAGCTCCTGCTTTCCCAGTGTCGTTCCTTCATACTTTTTGATGATGGTTTCGATAAAGGCAGTAGCAAGGTTTCCGATATTATCATACGTCGAGCCGGCGGTTGTAACCGCATTCTCTAAAGCCATTAATGCTTTTACGATCTTGGTTCGCTTTGGTGTGGTAGTAACAACACACTGAGGATGATCACCGAGACGAAGGCCAAACATGAGATTATCCCATGCTTCTTCGTATTGCCAAACCGCGGCTTCATCTGCCCATGCTTTGTGATGTTGGGGACCGCGTAAACGTCCAGGTTCATCTGCGCTGTATAATGTTGCCCTGCATTTGTTCGGCCATGTCAAACGACGTTTACTCGGTTCAAAAATTGGATAGAACCATGGGGGAGAACATGCAAGAAGTCCACTTTCACCTTCGACCATAACATCCCTCGCATCCGCAGCTGTGGCACCAACTAATGCTATTCGTATCGGGTCCGTGCTTTCTTCTACCCATTGCCGTATCGTTTCCGCTCCCGTTCGTGTTTTCCCAAATCCACGACCCGCGATAAGCCGCCAGTATGCCCAATCGGTGCCAGGGGGGAGAAGTTGATTCTTGCGCGCCCAAAATTTCCAGTCGTAATATAATTTTTCAAGGTCGTCATCGCTGAATTCACTTAGTAAGTCCAGCCGATTTTTCTCGGGTAAACATGCCAGCGAGTTTGCTAACGACCCGTTCTCGGACGTTATCGATTTTAATTGGTCCACCTCCAGCTCCTTCAAATGCCATACGTTTCGGTGCATCTACTCCGAGCAATTGACACCGGCGATCTATACACCACTCGACGCGTTGTAAATACAGAAGCTTTCCATATCGTGTTCTTGTCTTACCGGTTGATTTTTCGTAAAGCTGATTGTAGCGTCTTTCCAGTGAGTCGATCTTTGCAAGCTCTTCGGCAACGTGTTCCGTGATCATGGCGGTCGCTCTTACTTTCCATTCTTCACGCATCGCTTTCAAATCGTTGCTGACAGTGCGCTGATCAATCTTCACTCCGTAGATTTCTGACAATGCCGCTGCTGTTTCGGTTTGTGTTTGACCGTGAAGATAAAGTTGAGCTGATAAGTGTTGACGATTGAGAAGTTCGGTAAGGTTCTTTGTTTTTGGCGCGGACATTTATTTTAGAAATTCCATGATAGAAGTTTTCTTTTTCATAAAATAAAGCCGGCACTGTTACGATACCGGCTCTCATCAGGAGTAAAACGAACGGTTGATCTTCCGCTCGGCACAAATATAACGATATCACAAGTTACAGTGCAAGGTTTACTTTTATACAACGTCTGTCAACCGCTTCTTCACATAGTCCGAAATCATTTTTAAAGGCGCAGGGTTTTTCTTTTCACAGTTCAAAATCTGCCAGCTATAACCGATAGATATATTCAACGCCCCTGCGATTTCCTTGTGTTGAATTTGCTTGAACGTCATAATCGTCTTGATCTGAAGCGCCGTCAATACTTCCGGCAAGTTGCACATAGGGATAGGGCATATCGATGGATCACACTTTTCCATGATTCACCTTCACGGCTTTCACCAGATCGATCCGTGTTTTCTGAAGGGCAATTAAATTCTTTGCCGTCTCGTTAATTGCCTCGGCTTGCGGGATGAAGTCCTTGTTCTCTTCGATATTGGCAATCACCTTCATCAGCTTGTCTGCAAGGGATTCCAGCGGCCCATTCGTTTGCTGTGCGAAAAGCACCATGGCTTTGTCCATCTGGCTGCTTTTCGGAACATCCACAGGAAGAAATTCCACAAACTCTTTCTTGGGTACACGGATCCGGCGCTTGTCCGTGTAGACGTCGAAGAGATCACTGCTGATAAATTTAACTTCTTGTATTTCGTGCTGCTCGCCCTTGTAGAGATATGTTTTTCCTTTAATAGGTTTAGGCATAATTCCCGATGCTCCTTTCGAGTAATAGTTGCTGACGCTTCAGATTGATTAATGCTTTGTTTTTCATGAGGGTATCAATGAGTTCCGGATCCCTTTTGCCATAATGCCCCATCGCTGCGACGACAGAAGCGACATACCGATCCGAAAGCCCGACAGAAGAGATCTGTGAATTCCTTCTTGCCAATTCCGAATCATCGATCATGATCAAATTGCTCAATCTTCGATGGATAGGATTGTTATCTTTGAAAACAATATTCATTCGCTTTGGAATTTTACCCCGACGTTTTTCCCATGTGTGACGGGTCCAGAAGATCCATTTGCCGTTGATCTTAATTCGCGGGACGAACTTTATAGTGCCATTGGTACGGTTTGCCCAGTAGCGGATTGTCCCTTCTTTCGCTTGCCCGGTTGTCAGCCAGCGTTTAATAGGGCATTGTTCGAACCGGCCGGCGTCGAGATTTCTTTGCTGTATTGCTTGAAGATCCTCAGTCGTGCGATGGAGATTGAGATAGTTCCGTTTCTTATTGATATGCTTCAATGTCCATTCTTTGTTCTTTGGGAATTTCTTTTGGAATATTTCCGCGAGCTCGGTATCGCCGATCGTGCGGTAGTTCTGTTTCAATTCCCTCACCTGCTCAGGCGTCCAATATTCGAGCCGCATTCTGCACAGACCCAGCTCATAGAGTTTTGTCCTGGTTATGGTCAACGAGAGATCGAGAGCAGCTGCAAGTTGTCGGTTTGTCATCGTTAAATGATTTCTCTGGAGAAACCCAATTTCTCTTTTACTAAAAATATACTTCCGGCCATTACAACTTCGATACTTAGACATCCCTCTTCTCCGGCGGCACAAACGCTTTTCCTATAAGCGTAAAGAGATCTTCTTCTTCTTTCACAAATGTTGCCCGTTCGTCGGCATCGTACAGAATTCCGTTCCTACTGTGATATCCTTTCTTGGACCAACCAACTGCAAGGACCTGATAAGAGAATTCTGCACTTCCGGTCCGGATTGCGTAAATCAATCCCCAGTTCGACGGCGTTGCCGTGAAAATATCCAGCTCAATATGTTCGCCATACTGCGTGACAAGGCGCTTTGTGGCCTTTGCGTTCCAATCGCCCCTGACTTTATTCCGCTGCTCGATCGTCTTCTTGTAGGTCGCCAGTTCTCTTCCGCGAGGAATACACACAATCTCAATATCGCCCACGTCCGGTTTCTTTCGTCTGACGCTTCCTGCTATTCGGCAATATCCCGGTACACAACAAGGTATGAGCTGCTTGAGGATGTCGCCGGCGATGAGTTCCGCGTCGACGAGCTTCATAATATCAAACTCATTGGATATGCTTCAATTTCTTTTGATGGTACAACACACTCATGTAGCTCTTTTTGGAATTGTGTCCCGTCCTCATCTTTGCCGATCGCAATCCGCGTAATGAATGCATGTATCTTTATTCCCGTTTCGGTCGTTCCTTCCCAAATTCTTGCGGGGACGCCGTTGAGCTTTACAATCTTTGTCGTGGATTCGATGCTGATTTTCATACCTTTATTTCTCCTATTTGTATTTTGTTAAATATCTGATTTGCAATTGATTGCATTCGAGCGCATTCTTTCTTTGTCAAGCCATAACCTGTATATCCGAATTGATCCCCTTTGAAGAATATCAGAATTGCGCCATCTTCTTGATACCTATCAACCAGTGTTCTCACTTCTTTGATTGTTGGATTTAGCATTATCTTTCCTCCTCAGGGTACCAGATCCCTCTCCAGAATTCTTTATCGATGGTAATTGATGAATATTGTTTTTGACAAAAGACAATCCTTTCATTCACGGTCTTACTATTCGGGCATTGCCATATACCCTGCGGATGGTCCAGGAGCCAACTCCTCGGGACGACAAATCCCTCCTTGCATCGTGAGCATACAACCAGAAGGGTGTCGCTCACGGGACTCTCCGGCGGATGAACCATGTTTTTTTACCGTCAGTGATTTTAGGAAGCTCCTCATATTCTCCATTGTGTGGATTAATAAACGCCTTCAGGTAGTTTCTACATGTCTGTTGTGTCAAGCCGGATATTTTCGCCATTGCATCAAGTAATCCCTCTCGTTCTACTTCTATTTCTTTTTCGACTATCTTTTCGAACTCTTGATCTGCCAGAGGTTTTAGCTTGTCATTCTTAAACTCTGAGAGAGAGTTGATTCTTAATCCCGCTTCGTCTGTATATCTATCCTTATCTACCACACTCCTTTTCGTGTTTTGATTCAACGACTTAAGTGTCGCGTCGATGCAACCAGGACTAAACTTTCCTTTCCCTCTTGGCGTTTCCCGCACGTTGCAGGCATGCGCTGCCAACACAATGTTGTTCCAATCCCAATCATTCGGATTTTCATTGACATGGTGTACGTCGAAACTTTTTCCTGTTCTTTTACGGTAGTTCTCTTCTTTCTCACAGTAATCGATCTGACAGAGATTACCGTCCCGCTTTCGGAGGATGTTTCGTATTTCTTCTTTTTCCCGCTGGGACTTATCGTTTAAACGCATCGGATTCCTTTAGTCCTTCGATGATAGCAGCTTGCCGTCATCGGCAATTGTCTTTGAATCTTCCTTCACCTTCACACCTTTGATCTGGATTTTTTCTTTCGCGTCGATGTGCTTCAACTCGATCGTGTGCCCTTTATGGTTAACCTTTTTCTTGCCCAGGCCTCGCATAATCTCGGCCATTTTTCCTTCCTGGGCTTCGAGCTTTAAAGCGAGTTCTTTCTCGTCGTCATAGAGATCTATCAATTTATCTGCGCACTTTGCAGCGGCCGGATTCTCCTTCGTGGAGAAGAGTTCATTCTGCTTGTTCATGGGTTCATCCTTTCTTGCTCTTTTTCGCTTTCTTTGGACCGTTTTTCTTTTCAGCCATTTTCCGTTCACCGGCCGCCAGTATATTCATTGCTGATTCTAAAATAGCGTTTTTAACCGACGCGGAGTTTTTTGCTTCCGGTTCCTTCACCGGCTCGGCATTCTTTTTCTCTTCCGCTTTCTCTTCATCCGATATCTTTTGGAGGATCGGTTCATGCTTTATTCCCAGTTCTTTGCAGGCTTTATAGATATCTGGATGGATCGAGCCGTCATATCTTACATCGAGAGTATATTTCTCACAGAGGAAGCCGAGATTGATTGTTTGAATAGTGGAAGGTGTAAACCCCTTCGGCTTGAATTGTTTTAAGTCGTAGGATATTTTTTCATGAATCAGTTCAGCCAATATTTCGATGAGCCGCTTCTGTGGAAGATCCAATTTGTCCGGGATCTTGTTCCATATTTCGGTTGCAAGAGCTTTGAATCGTTTCTCACCTTTTTCGTTTTTGATCTTATCAAGCCGCTTTTGCTCTTCGTAGGATATCCGAGGCTCCGGGCCTCCGATTCCCGTTTCCTTCTTGTATTTCATCTCCTCCGAGAAATGCTGTTTGCATTCTTTCTTCGCCGAACAGATGAGAGCCGTCTTCCCTTTCGAATCCGCATCGATGAAAATTCCCGTCCGGGTAAACTTGCAGGGCTTGCCCTTCACATATTTGAAACTTCGCTCCGTCATCGATCCCGGATGTCCTTCCGGCTTGCGCTGGTCCCGGGTGATCTCGACATATTTCTTTTTATCTATCTTCAATCCGTTTTTCAATCGCACCAGGAAGGCTTGTTGTTTCGCATGGTAGCATTCTGAGTCCGTGCAGAAGTCGCCCTTGCTGATATCGTCAAAGAGTTCCATGTTGAATCCGGTCCGCTTTGGACAAACAATGCAAGCACCGGCTTTCGGCAGCATCAGGGCATCCTTCACATCGAAAGCAGCTTTACGCAAGTCAAGATTGATACGGGCATCGATGAACTCTTTGAGATCCTTCACCGAGCAAGCGGTCCGCGCATCTTGTCCCATGTAGTCTCTCGGATTATCTTCTGCTTTTATATCCGGATTCATGGAGTTCCCATATTCGTAATCTCCATGAAAGCGTTGCCAGTTCTTCATGGCAAATTCAAATGCCCGTTTCTGATCGACCGGCTGAAGACGGCACAAGAGAATTGCATGGCCTATGGTTAGTGCGTCAGCAAGAAATGCTTTCTTGGCCGGATCGATCAATGCGATAAGTTTCAATCGTTGCTCGACGTATGAGACGGGCTTTCCGATCCTGGCAGCCACGTCCGTTGTCTCGCCGGTCTTGCCGAGTAGCCGCCAGAGCCCCTCAGCCTCATCGAGGGGATGAACATCCTTGCGCTGGACAAAAGAAATGAGCTGCGCGTCGACCGCTTCATCGTCATTCATCACCCTGACATCGACCGGCACATCCGTTTCGCCCGTTACCTTTGCAGCTCGATACCTGCGTTCACCGTCGATAATTTCATATTTCTCACCTTTCGGATCTAAGGGACGGCAGGTGATCGGATAGACGATTCCTTTTTCTTTGATGCTTTCGATGAGTTCCTTCATCGATGCTTCATCAAAACTTTTGCGCGGATTTGTTTTGCTCGGAATGATCCGGCTCATGGGTAAAGTTGTTATTTCTTTCATACTACCTCCTGATGATTGGTTTATAGATCTTCTTCGATTTGTTCTCTTGTGTATCCGGGTTCGATTATTTCTTGAATTGTTTTGCCGGACTCTTTGGATTGTTGAATTAAGTCTTTACTTGATTTCTTTCGGTTGCAAGGAATGCCGTGTACCAGTTGTTTGTTCGTTTGGTGATTGAAGTCTTGCCGATTCGGATCAATATGATCGACTTCATTGCGTCTGTCGGTTGCGGGTACGTAAAGAAAGAAATGGCAGATCGGACAGAATCCTTTTTGTGTGTTGAACATTTTTTGTTTTTCAGACGGAGAAGTTTTATCGCGGGGATCTCTTTCCGGGTTCACGCGTCGCCTATTATGCGCTCGGATAACTGCATCACAGTTGCCGACACCATGCTTTTTAATCCATTCATCAAATTCGATTTGGCACTCTTTAAACGACATCAGCTTTCCTCTTTTGTCAATTTGGGTGTATTCCACTGCTTTTTATGCTGTTCGTAATTGTTCCACTCGATTTAGGCTACTTCTGCATCGCTGGATCCATCGATAGGGCTATTTTTGCGATTTCATCCTTTGAGAAGTATTGCTTTAAAAGACGTGTTCGGAACGTTCCGGCGATGCAAACAGGGTCTCTTTCCCATGGCGCGATAGTATCAAGCATTAATGCTATTTGCTCCATGGTGACGCCACTGTGTTTTCCGTTGATGAATTGTGAGAGGGTCGAATTACCCATGCGCCAGCGCCTTGCACATTCATTCTGTGTAAAGGATCGTGGATGCTTGAGGTATTTTTTTATCATCCGGCGAAGTTGAGCGTTAGTTTTCATTCTGTGTGCCCCCTAAATGTTTTTCCGTTTTTCGGTTGTGTGAATGTTTGATTGCCGTATGACCATATTGCGTTACAGCCAAGAAAATCTTCGCAACTCTGTTTCATCTCCACCATGCTTTTATCGCATCGCTGGATAAATCGAGCAAAGGTTTCATTCTTTCTTTGGAATGGATTTTGAAACGGAAAGTCAAATCCATTGAGTGCTTTTTCATTCATGCTCTACACTCCTATTCTTCATCATCGTTTGTCCAACATTCCATTTCTGCGTCCAATCCCTCTTCAGGTGTCAATCCTTCGGAATAAGATTCTTCGCTACTCTCGGCGATTCCCCTTGCCGATTCTTCATTAAATTCTGGAATTCGTTCAACCAGCAATCGGACGAATTCTTTTTGCCATTCTAAAAAACTCATTCTTTTGTACTCCATCGATCTGTTTTGTTGTCGTGCTTGAGTTCAACGGCTTGATCATGTTCTTCTAAAAGCTTTGGCGGAGGCGCTGTCGTATGTAACGCCTCCGCTGGATAGACATGGTGCACGGTGACTTGAAATGCTATCGTGATCAATATTCGTTCTCTATCGCGCTCAGACATTATCCGATATTCCTCATAACAAGATCAATGAGTTGCCCGACGGTTTGAGTGTTTTCCATTTCGTCCGTATCAATCGAAATGCCGAGTGTCTCTTCCAAATCGCCCACGAGTTCAATGAGTTGAAATTCATCCAGCCCTAATCCGCTTCTGATATCAACGCTTGCGCTCAGGTCGGTATCGTTCGTGGCAAGTCCCTGCAATATGAGAGTACCCTTGATTTGCATTTGTATTTCTTCGCGTTTCATTTAGTCCTCGTTGTATTAATCTTGGCGCCCTCTTCCATTCCCTTGTTAAAAGAATAAACGGCAAGAAAGACTTGAATCAAAAAGACTGCTACTGCCAAAGCAATCAGCCATTTCCAGTATTTTAAAATTTCCTTGATCATGATCTATTCCTCTCTTCTATTTTGTTTGTCTCGAAGGGCTTGCGCAATCTCTTTTGAACTTACCTCCCTTGCGTTCATACAGATTGCACGTTCACCGGAAGAAAAAGCAGTCCCTCCAAATTTCATTTTTGCTTCTTCCGGCGAATCAGCTTCTATAAACGATGGACCGTATGTTGCTGTCATACTTCCGTAACTAACTTTGTACATTGGCATGATCTTATCCTTTTTTATAAAGGTACCGTGCCGCTGAAAGCATCCAGTCATGCAGGGGGACATGACTTTTTGCAGACAACGACACAGCCCAATGAGTGATTAAATAATTTGTTCAATCGTTCCATCCTCCGGATGCAAATGCAATCGCTGTTGGACTTGTTGCCAAATTTCTGGAGTCTGTGTGATGAGAAACGTGTAATATCTTCGCCCAAGTCTGAAAGCTTCCCGGGACATTTCAACAAAGTGTTGCTTGTTGTCCGGATCCAGAGCGCCGTCCTTTTCGTCCGCGAAATTGGTCAAGAATTCATGCCCTGATTTTTCTGAGTTGTAGATTCCGATAGAATCTTTTAATGCTTCCTCAACCCATACTTCTTGACCTCCGCTAAGATCTTCAACCATCTTCTCACCTTCCGCGCCATAAACTCGGATGTCGAACGTCTCCACCTGTTTCTTTTTGTCTTTCGTCAAGCGCGTTGTTTCAAAGGCAATCTGAAACCGTGAGCCGAAAGTAGATGCGAGCAACTCGTTTGCGATCCTTGATACTTCCGGACCCGCTGCATCCAGCTCGAGGGCGGGTATTCCATCCTTGCTGCAAGCTCGATGCAAGAGTTTGTGATTTTCCAACGATGAGAGTTTGAATGTGAGATCCGATTCCATTACTTCTGCATCCGCTTTAAACGCATCCAGCTTCTTAATCATTTCCTGGCGGAACTGGATATCGCCGATGGTTCTCGCCCGCCGTTCGCTTTCCTGTTTTTGTGCGTTGGCAGTTACGGAGAGAGCTTCCTTGTGCCGCTGGAAGGAAACGAGATCTTGTTGCGTTAAGAGAGACGCCTTTACCTCTTCCCATTTTTTGCGCTTGGCATCCGATTGCTTCATTGATTCCGAGAGTGTTTGCAGATGTTTCGTGCATTGATCTTCGCTTCTCTCTTTGAGACTGAGTAAGGCTTTTTGCTTTTCTTCAATCATCGATTCTGCAAGCCTCAACTCTTCAATCAATGATTCCCAGTTTCCTTTTTCGAGATCCTCAACTTCCTTCTTGTTCTGAAGGTGTTGGCCGGCGTCGTACCCGATGGAGCGCTTTTGAGAATCCCATTCATCCGGAAAGAATTCTGTCGGTAAGGAGAGAGATTGCTTCTGTTCTCGCAGCTCCTGGAGTCGTACTCCCAAGTTGTCAAGTCCGTTCTTTCCGCGGTAATCCTCGTCTTCCAGTTCATCGGACCTGTTCTCGAGAAGATTGATCTTCCCGCGTGATTCCATTGCAGAAGAAAGCAGCTTGCATTGCTCAGGCAATCCGGAAATCTTGGAACATGGAACTTCGTCAATCAGTGACGTGGCTCTTTCTGCCTCTTCCAGCTCTCGATTCACACGGTTTAATTCTGTGTCGAACTGCTTATTCAATTCCCGCATGTCCG